TTATAAATATATTTATTTTATATTTTATTGGTTAAAATGCAACTATATGATAGTTACACCTTCTGGTTGTTGTTCCAAATAATACCACCCATCAATTGGATATGAATAATTATCCTTATCATTTATGTTGATATCATAATCTGGAGTTGAAACCCCATTTGGTGCATACAACCACCCATCTTCTGTTTCTTTGTAAAATCCTTCCATATATTAATATAATAATGTAAATCCTTTATTTGTACATATTAAACGGTCTTGAGCTGTTAAATATGCCGCACCTGGTGTTAATCTAACGTCAATTGTTTGTACACCACTAGCTACACCTAAATTATTAAACATGGTAACTATCGCATCCCTACTTAAATTACAAGCGTTAAAACTAATACCTCTAGTACAACCATACGGTAAAAATGAACTTAAAGAATATGAACTACTTATCACTACCGCAGCATTCACATTAGCCCAACTCATTGATTTTATAGTTCTAAGTCTTATCGTACTATTAAATGTTGAGTTTAGTGTTGTAAGAGCATTAGAATTTGATATTGGTATATCTAATAAATTACTACAAAAAGAAAATGCATTTGTATAGTTTGTACAAGCTACTAAATTCATAGTAGTAGCACTAACCATAGCTGAACATTGATAAAATAATTGGTTTATACTTGTCACTGATGATGTATTAATTATATCAGCAGATTTTATCAATGGACACTGATTGTATACCAAACTTAAATTATTGTTATTTAAAGAATCTAATTGTTGTGTATTAACTAAACTAGAACAATTACTAAACATACTTTGTATATTAGTTGATAAACTAGTATCTATATATGGTTGATTAACTAATGCTATACATGATGAAAACATACTTGAAAAGTTTGTTCCAGCAACTGGTGTTAAATTCAATTGTGGGTTGGTTAAATAATAACAATTAAGAAACATACTAGAATAATTATTACATATAGGAAAAGTTAATAATCCAGTAGATTCAATTTTAGTACCAGAAAAAGCGTTTAACGCCGAAGTTACCAAAGGAAATGTTGCCGCTGGAAAATATTTAATAGGACTAGTACCAGCGATAAAGTAACCTATATTTGTTATCTTTGAGTAATCTAACCCTTCTGGCCATGTTTCAAGACCACTAGCTTGATAAAACATTTGATATATTGATGTTACATTAGACATATTAAATGCTGGAAATGTTTTAAGTTTCCTTGTCGACTGAAACATATTCGCCATTGTTGTTACATTAATAGTATTCAAAAGAGGTACCTCTCTTAATTCATAACAACCAGAAAACATACTAGCCATCGTTGTAACTAATGATGTATTTATTAGTGGTATAGTTAGTAAACTTATACAACCAGAAAACATACTAGTAGCATTAATACATGTTGAAAAATTAAGATTCGGTATTGTTTTTATTTTATAACAGTTTGAAAACATACCATCACATCTAAGTGATGGTATATTATTAATTGTTAAATTTGGAATCTCTAATAAATTAAAGCAATTAGAAAATGTTTGATAAAAAGCTAAATTTTGATTATGATTTGACGTATCAAATCTATTTATTTTCCTTAAATTTTCACAATTAGAAAACCTATTTTGTGAAGTATTTAATAAATTTGTACCTATATAATCAAAATAGAATAGTCTTTGTAACCCAGATATTGTTAATGTACTGCAACTTGGTGCTGACATATGTATCTCTAAAATATTTTTAATATAACTAGCTGTTTTAACATCAGAATGTAAAGGAAATGTAACACTAGTTAATGATTGACCAGCTTGTGGTGTTATAGTTAATAACAACATTTTATTACCATCGCTATTTACAATTGATGTTACTGATGTGAAATCTATTTTTCTTTGAGCATTTGTACCAGTAGCGTAATTAGTCACCGTACCATCACCCCAATCAACAGTATAATTACCAGCACAATTTACAGCAATATAATTATCAAAATTAGGTCTTATTTCAACCAAAGTGTATACTATTTCTGTATTAGCAATTAATGTTGGTACTGGCAACCAATCAGCTGGTCTAGTCCAAGTTTCTGGCGTTAAATTATAACTATTAGAATCATTGCTTTGGTTTGCTAATATTCTATTTTTATGCATTAAAAAAGTAGCCATATTATCCTCTAATTAATCTTATCCAAACATTATCTTGTACAGCTGTATACCAATAGTTATCATTATAATGACTTTGACCTTGATACGAATTTGTTATACTTGTACCAGTGTAATTACCATATTGTGTCCAATTAGTATCATTATTTAATAAAGTTGCAATTGTAGAACCAGATGGTATATAAGCATCTATAGTAGCTATCTCTTGAACAGTCCCACCAGAAACAATAGAACCCAATAATGATGGTTGTGACACTGTTTGCATTTTAGCATATGTGACAACACCATTTTGAATTGTGGTAACACCTGAATTATTTATATTCACATCACCAGTCATAGCAACTGACTGAGCTGTATTTGCACTATCCCCAACAAATACCTCACCATCATTCAATACTGGTTGTGATGTAAAACCTGTTACAACAACATTATTACCATCGTTTCTTTTAAGTGTTAATGTGTTTGTTGAAAAAGTTCCACCAGTAACATAAATATCAGTAGTTGAAATACCTAAATAAGTCGTTGCAGATATTGTATTAGCGGTTAAACCGCCAGTTACATTATAACTTCCATTTAATGTTTTTGAATTAACCCAAACTGGTGAACCATTATATGATTTTCTAATTAATAAATCACCAGAAGTTGCTGCACTTATTCTTACATCGTGCAATTCATCTAATTCCCAACCATTTGATATATTAATAAAGATAGAACCAACTGTAGCACTAACTCTAACAACATAACCAATTAATACAGTGTGATACGGTGCTTGTGGTTTAGTTGATGTATAAGCACCTGGAGTTGTAGGTGATAACCATACTGGGGTACCACCAGTTAAACCTAATGTGTTTAAATTACTAATGACACCAAATGTTGTAATATAACCCTCAGCACCACTATTAATTGATGAATCAACCATACCCAATGTGGTAACCGAATAACCATCATCAACTGCTGATGCTCTTTTAACACTAGGTCTATTACCTTGTGAGCCAGAGACGTAAACAATTTCACCTTTTTGTAAACTTGTTGCTTCAGCATTATAAACTCTTACAATTTCTTCTTGACCAACTTGTAAATCAATAATACCAGTCCCAGCATCACCAATACTAATATTTAAAGTACCAGTACCATTATCCCAATAAATTCTACCATAATCAGACGTAACAGTTGCACCAGTATTAAAATCAATATAATCAGTATATATTGTATTTGCTGTTAAACCACTTTCTATTACAGTATTACCAGTTACAAATAAATCACCATTATAATATAAATCACCTCCAACATAGACATCACCAGAAAAATTTGTGTCACCACTTACAGATAAAGCATAACCACCTGGTAAAGAAGAGCCACTTATTTTAACATCACCAAAAATATTGAAATCACCAGTAACCGTATCTCCAGTTCTACTGATTCTGTCCCAACCAATTGGTAATATTGAATTTGCTGTTGTACCAGATGCGTATAAAATAGCGTCAGCTGTGTTTAATGCAACTTCACCAAGTTTTAAATCACCAGGAGACGGTACTTTACCTGGTACATTTGACCTTTTTAAAAGGAATGTATTCTTTCTTTCTGCCATATCTATGACTGTATTATGTCTACTCTTATTTAAGAGGTGTTATTAAAAAAGTAAAGGTTATATAACCTATAAAAATAAATATTAACCAAAATAAAAAAGGGTGATATAAATCACCCCTTTATTTTTAAATTAATTTAGCTTAATAAGAACCACCGTCTAACGTGTCAAATTCAGCCAAGACCCTAACACCATTTGGTGAACCTTCATTCTTATTTGTATTTCTAATTACAATATCATTTAACTGAGTAATCCAACCCCTGTTAGCATAACCAGTTAAAGCAGTATATTCAGATACGCTAGGTATTTGAGTAGGTGTTAAACCAGTAAGGTTTTGCATTTGACCTATAGTGAAATAAACATCACCACTAGCAATACCATTACCATCTTGTATTCTAACACCAGAAGAAACTGAAGTTACAGTTGTTGAACCAGTTGAATAGTTTAATGTAATTTGAGGGTCTTCAACATAAAGTTCATTTGTTGCAACAGTTGTTGTATTACCAAACACAGTTAAATCACCATGAACGGTTAAGTCACCAACGCCTGGAGTTGCTAATGAACCACCAGAACCAATAACTAAACCACCTTGACCAATGTTTGCAGTTGTACCAGATGCGTTTGTCACATTGATATTTCCAACTGTTAATAAGTTTGTACCATCGTTGTAATCAAATCCAGATTCAGTTGTTAATTTACCAGAACTTGTTGTATAAACAACTCTGTTAGTACCTAATGTAGAAACTGTTAAACCAGTAACTGAATTTATTTGTGCAGTTAAATCAGATTGACCTTGATTTCTTTTTATCGTGAATATGTTTGTTGATGGATTGTATGTAAATCCAGTTACAAACGTATCTCTACCATCAATAATACTTAATAAGTTAGTACCACCACTATAAATTGTTGTAGCATCAATCGTTGTAGCAGTAGTTGGACCTAATGTTGTATTACCTGTTACTGTTAAATCACCATTGATAGTTAAACCACTCATTGCTGAGATTGTAGCGCTTAATGGAGCTTCACCTTGGTTTTGGTAAATTGTTAATCTGTTATTAACTGGATTGTAAGTATATCCAGTAACATATGTGTCATTAACATCAATACTACTTAAATCAACTGTATAACTACCACCATCATTTTGTTTAAATGTAATTAAATTGGTTATATTACTATAAGTACCACCAGTCGTAAATGTATCTTCACCAGATATTGTATAAGGACCAGATAATGGAATACCATGATAAGATAAAGCAAAGCTAGTTGCATTCGTATTATTTGTTGATGGTGTATATGTAGCACCAGTAACATATACATCATTTGTTTGACTAAACCCAGTTAAATAACCAACCGTTACTATTTCTTTTGAGTTTGTACCGCTTATAGTTCCATAGTAATAAGCAGAACCACTTAAAGATGTTGTACCAGTAACTGATAAGTTATCAACCGTTAAATTACTAAATGAATCTATATTTACGGTAACATCTGGTTTTCCATTATTATGTTTTAAAGTTAATGTATCAGGATTCCAAGTTGCACCAGTAACATAAGTATCAACACCAGCAATATCTGATATATCTGCCAAAACGAAACCGTTTGTTGTACCAGATAAGAATTTACCTATTAAACTAGCACCACTTTGACCCTCATATTTTGTAATTCTATTTCTTAACCTTAAATCATAAAGGTTAGAACCAACTTCAAAAAAGTTAGCCGTTGTACCAGTACCAGCTGGAGTCCAGTTGTTTGTTGAAGTTGTAACCCCAGAATAAAATACAATACCCTCAGCTGTGTTAACTATTGCTTCACCAGCTAATAATGAAGATGGTAAAGGTCTATTTACAATTGCACTATTTTTGGTTATTAATCTAGTTTGTCTATTTGCCATTTTTTATTTTATTTATAAATATTATTATTTTAGTTTAAATCTTAATAATTACCACCGAGTAGTATATCATTTTGTATTACAGAGTTATCTGCGGTTATTATTCTGGTATTTCCAGATGAATCAACACCCAAATTTAAATTAGGTGTTATTACTTGAATTGTTGATGTCCAGACTGTTGATGTACCACTCACAGTGTTAACATCTCTAAATCTTCTAGATGGAGTACCAACATTATAAACATCAGTTGCATATGGGATAACATTACCACTAAAGATAATATCATTGGTACCAAGTTCTATACTAGTATTACCACTACAACTTATAAGAAAATTAGTAGTAACACCAGAACAATTGTTGTCTGGCGCAGCACCTTCAATTATGAAAGTTTTATTTATACTACCATTATTACTACTACAGCTCATTATTAAAGTATATTACCAATCAATGTAAAATCGCTATCATTATTACTACTTCTAGTTATTTCAATAAATATCAAATCATCACCACTAACTACTATAGGATTTGTAAAATTTACACCATTAAATACAACAACATTATTAACCTTAATTAAAATGTTACTAATGTTGGTTTCATTCATCAATGAAATGAATTTTAAATCGTATTCAGCTCTGAATGTAAATGATGCTGGTGAATTCTTTTTGAATATGAAATTATAAGTTACAGTATTCTGAGTTGTACCAGGATAAATCTTAAGTTTTACTTTAGGTGTGTACTCCATAACTTCAGTAACAACTAAAGACCTATTAATCGTTGGTATGACTTCAAAATCTTCTTCATCTAATATGTAACCATATAAAACTAATTCAAATGGTTGTACATAAAATCTTCTGTTTTCAAAATCATCAATATTACTCTCATCACCAATACTTTCCAAATGGATTGGCATTGGGTGTCCGTTAACTCTAACATAATATTGTCTAGATTGAAAAACTCTTTGAACTAATTGATTTAATTTATTTAAATCTTTCATTCTGTTACAAAATAATCTAACTTCATAAGTTAAATCAACTGAAGTTGGTTGTGGTATCTTATAGACATCAACACCTCTTCTACCACCTTCAAATGTAGGAACTTTCATATAAGTATAAGTTCTTCTACCTGGTATATTAAATAACCCAGCTTGATTTCTACCGACTTGTGGGTTTGGTAATCTAACTATTGTAATAAATGGCATTTTTATGTCTTTATATTTATCAGTAAATTGCCATGATTTACTAAATTCAGACCATCTTTGTAATGTTAAAAATAATACAGGAACTTTCTCACCATCAATGGTTATAGATAAGTCCTTCTCAACAAATTCAATGAATGTTGCATCAATATCCTCATACATCACACCTCTAGGTAAAAAAGTACCTTTATGTGCAATATCATCCAGTATGGATTGTCTTTGTTCAAATCCAACTGGTTGTCTTAATATATTAATATCTTTTCTAAAGCCCTTAGGTACTGCCATTTTTATTATACGCCTCTAAATTCGTTAGCATCTATCGCTGCACAAACAACAGTTCTAAACGCTCCTTTATATCCCAAAATAGTGTGAGGGTTATCGTATGTCTTTTTACCATCGTTAACCACACTAAAATATCTAATTTCACTTTCATTGACAGCATAACCAACATAATCACCATAACTTAAATCAACTTGTTTCTCATTTAGTTGTGCTTCATATACTGAAAATGTTAACTGCCCATCTTGTAAATACCTCAAAGACCCAGAACCACTATTATATGTTTTGTTTTCTGGTGCCCCTAATGATGGTGACACTCTTAATTCAACAGGCGGTAAAAATCTAATACCATCCATAGTTGATTCACCATATAAACTATCGGATGAGGTTAAATATCTATCAACCCTATACAAGATTATCGTGAAATTACCATCTTCTTCTATAGCCTCTCTACCCATCTCAATTTCAAGATTAAAATCTTCATTGCTGAAAAATTTATTGTTTCTATTTATGGGTATAATTCTAGGTCTCGACATAAGTTTTTTTAGATAAATATTTACAATAATATAAATGAATCGTTTAATATTGATTTTTATTTAAATTTACATATATTTAGTAGTATTTTGATTTATAATAACGATAAAATTAAAATAATGGATTAATTTTGATAAATTTAGAAGACATAGGAGGATATTCAGCCATCTCAAAATTGAAAGATTATGAGGGTAAGAATCCATATATTAAAAAATTGAAAAAGAGACTATTAAAAGATGGTAAATTATCTTTAACAGAAGCTCAAAGTAAATATATTACTGATAATATCGATAAAGAACCGATACCAGTTAATAAAATTGTACCAATAAGTGAATTTTTAGGTGAATCTTTACAAGAAAGTGAAGGTTTAAAATTCAAACCAGAAAGAATACAAATTCTTTATATGTTAGCGGAAACTGATAAGACATATCATGTATATGCTAAGTTAACCAAAAAGCAAGAAAAACCTGGAATGTATTTTTTACCAAAGACTCAAGTCTTGGAAGACCCATATTTCCAAGATTATGATATTGATGTTGATTTTGAAAAATATGAAAAATTAGACCAATTTCAAAATTGGGATGGCACTACTGGTAGAAAAGTTCTTGACCACCAAAAGAAAGGTATTAAATTCTTATTAACTAGAAATGGTGCAATATTGGCTGACGATATGGGACTTGGTAAGAGTATGCAATCAATTATTGCTGCTTTAGAAAGTGGTGCAAAAAAAATATTAATAGTTTGCCCATCTTCAGCTAAAATAAACTGGGAGAGAGAAATAAAATTCTTTCAAGAGGATAGTGTAGCAATTGTTAGTGGTTCAAGATGGACTAGTGCCAAATTTACAATCATAAATTTTGATATTTTGAAAAACTTTCATACATTGAAAGATGATAAAAATGATGGTATGGAACCGTTAAGAGATTTAGTTAATTCTAAATTTGATTTATGTATTGTTGACGAAGCACATAACTTAAGAAATAAAAATAGCACCAGAGGTGCAATAATGACTGAACTGTGTGTTGATTATGGTATTGAAAAAGTTTGGTTACTATCTGGTACTCCAGTAGCAAATAGACCAATGGATTTTTATAACTTATTAAGGTTAATTAAATCCCCTTTAGTTGATAACTGGAAGTTTTATGTTCAAAGATATTGTGAAGGTAAACAAATCACTACTAGATTAAAAAATGGTAAATTAAAAAAAGTTTGGATAACTAATGGTGCATCTAATCTTGATGAATTATCAATAAAGACTAGAAATCTATTACTTAGAAGAATGAAGAACGAAGTTTTAGATATGCCAGACAAAACAGTTATACCAAACTATTATCAATTGAATAGTAAACAAATGTTAGAATATGAGTCACTTTGGGAAGACTATTTAATTGAAAGAAAGAAACAAAAAAAGAGAGGTGGTATTCAAAGAGATTTGGTTGAGTTAGGATTGTTAAGAAAATATATTGCAATGCAAACCATACCACAAACTATTGAATTAGTTGATGAGATTATTGACCAAGGTCATAAAGTGATTATATTTACTTGTTTTACTGATGAATTACGTGAATTAGAAAATTACTATGGTAAAAATTGTGTTACACATTTTGGTGAAATGAATGATAAAGATAAACAAAAATCTGTAGATAGATTTCAACAAGATGGTGGACCGATGGTATTTATTGGTAACATAATATCAGCTGGTGTTGCGATTACCTTAACTAAATCACCATACGTGGTGTTTAATTCATTTGATTGGGTACCTGGTAACTCAGAACAAGCTGAAGATAGAAGTTATAGATTAGGTCAAAGAGAGAATGTGACAGTTTATTACAACTTGTTTAGTGATACTGTTGTAACAAAGATGTGGCATACTTTAAAAAGGAAAAAAGATATAATAAATCGAATAATGTCAGCGAATGAAAATATGAGTGATGTTATTGAAAATGTTGTAGATTACATAATAGAAGATAAAAATGATTAATTATGATTAGATTGTATGGTTTTGATGGGTGTCCTTATTGTGACGAATTAAAAGGGTTATTTGATAAGAATAATGTTACGTATACGTTTGTCGATGTAACATTAGATGAGAATGAAAGGGAATCAAATAAAATATTCAAAATAACTAAAGATGAGAGTGTACCAGTTGTATTAGTTAATAAGACAATATTAGCACCAGATAGTTCATTTAAATCAATTCAAGAAGCGTATGATTTAACTATGAAATTTTTAAATAGTTAGTGTTGATTACACAATTCTCAAATATTTATAATATAAATAAAAACACATGGACTTTAGTGAAGAAGAAAAATTAAAAATATTTGAGCAATTCAGAGTATCAATGGGTTGGCCAAATCGTAAAGTTGAACTTGATGATGACCAACTTTGCGTATTACTTGAAATCGCAATAGAAGATTATGCACAATATACCCAAGAATGGTTAATTGAGCACCAATGGATGTCATTGTTAGGTAAAAACATTGATACTGTTGATATGGCATTTGCTTTAAGTGTTAGAAGTTTAGATTTCTCAACATCTTATACATTCGCATATTCAAAACAAGTTGGTTTACAAACCAGAGGACCATGGGAATTAAAGAAAGATTACATAAATGTAGAGCCAGGTAGACAAGTTTATGAAATACCAGCTGGTAGAGAAATAAATGAAGTGCTTTGGATTACACCACCAACAACAGATAGAGCATTATTTGCAAACTATGGTGGTCTTAACTATGGTTTAGGTGGTGGTTTTGCACAAATGGGTTCTGGTGGTGGAGCTATGGGTGCTGGTATGGGTGGTGCTGGTATGGGCGGTTACTTCATCGCACCAGCTTATGATATCTTATTAACAGCATCAGATTTCAATTTAAAAAATAGAATACTTAGAAGTGAATTAGTATATAAAATCACTAAAGGTCCAAATAATACTAGATTATTACATTTACTAAGTACACCAGGTTCTAAATTTAGTTTCGGTGGTGCCATTGGTAATCAAGGTGTAGGTGGTGGAATAAACTTAACTGGTTGTCAAGTTTGGTATCATTACTACGATGTTGACCCACAAGATATAGATGAGTGTAGAAGATTAAACCCAGATATTATTTTAACACCTAACGATGTTCCATTAGCAAAATTAGATTATTCTAAATTCAATGAACCAACTAAAACGTTAATACGTCAATTATTTATATCTGAAGCAAAAAGAGCGTTAGGTAGAACTAGAGGTAAATTCGGAGGTATTGTAGGTCCACCAGATGCTGAAAGAACAATGGACTATGATTCATTACTATCTGAAGGTAACGAAGAAAGAAGACAAGTATTAGAAAGATTAGATACTAGGTTAGATAGGTTATCAAGCACTAAAATGCTTGAGAGAGCAGCGAATGAAGCTGAATATCTAAACAGAGCATTAAAATTCAGACCGATGGGATTCTGGATTAAATAAAAAAGGGACATTAAGTCCCTTTTTTGTTTTTAGAAGTTCCATTCGGTTTCTTCATCTTGTTTTTCTGGTTCAGTGTCCACAACATCATAATAATTAATATCTTCAGTTTCGGTTACTACCTCATCTTCAGATTCATATTCTACATAACCTATAGATGTATCACCAGACATTGTTCTAATCTCAGCTTTATAATCTAACCACATTTCATACATATTATCAGCACCGTTTTCTACTGATGAATAAAATATAGCCCTTTCTTTAGCATCTTCTTGAAATTCAAACAAATAATTACCTGGAAATAATACTTCACCCCATTTAACCGAAACCAATTCTTTGTCAATCAAGTCTACAATATTTAAAACAGTTGTAGGTAATTTACCATATTTAACCATTTTATCATAATCTTTAACTTCTAATCGTTTAAGAATGTTGGTTAAATCTTTCTTCTCTTGTTTAACACCTTCTATTTTGGCTATTCGCATTCTTTCCACATAATCTTCAGAAATAATTTTCCACTTATCCTCTTCCATGAAGTTTGGTAACTTATTTACAGATAGCCAGAATTTAATCTCACGGTCTTCCATCCTCATTAAATCCTCTTCATAATCATCTTGGTCACCTGGTTCAATAGGTTGTCCAGATACAAGCGTACACTCCATTTCAGTGAATACACTTCTTTGTTTTAATTTAATTAGTTTGGTTTTCTTATCCTTTTCAACACCGATTAATATTTTATCTCTAATCTCTGGACTAAAACAAACTAATAATGGTGCTATCCTACTATTGAATGCTTCAAGGTATTTTGCAACATTGTAATCTTCCATTAATAAATCTGGATTCTGCTCAATTTGTTCTTGTGGTATCAATTGACAATTGAATTGTAATTCAGTGGTACCAGTTTCTTTATTCTTAACAGCTTTAATATCACTATGTGATTTTGCTAAACCAGTATTAATATAATAGATAACATCACCGATATCAACTTTAAGGTTGTGTTTTAAAGCCAACTCCATATGTGCTTGTCTTGATTTTAAATTTCCAGCCTTATTTTTTGAAGCACAATAAACATTCTTATAATTATCCAATGTCATTTTAACTTTTGACTTTGATGCAATCTTTAATGCTGGGATTTGATAATTATATATTTTATTTACAGTGTCATAATACAATTCAATAAATTCATAACCCTTACCATCCAATAATAAACCAACACCCTCATTAATAAATTCCTCGATATAAGTTGGCATTGACTTAGATTTGATACTATTACCAACCAACTTTATTTTACCATCCAATTTATTAGCATAGTTTTTACGTTTAAAGTTGATTGATGAGTCATATATATCATCAATATCTAATCCCATTCTACCTTCCATATAGGTTTCATTAAATTCAGCTAAAGCTGCATCTAACCCAGTTAACTCAGTACCAGCTTCATACTTATTGGTTTTCCAATGTGAAGCTTTAACAATATATTTAACATCGTTAATATTTGATGGGATGATAAAGTTACAACCATCCGTATCTAATACCAACGGTTCAAAGTTATATTTACCTTTAAAGAATCTAACCATTAACCTTAAAGACTGTCTACCTCTACATGTTGTTTCCTCTGCACAATCTGTATCACCCCATGGGAATAGATATGGCGCACCATAAGAACCAAACCATGAGTTAGCTAGAATCTTAAGTGGTAACTGTTTCTTATCGTAGTCAGAACTTATTTTTGATTCTTTAGTAATTAACTCATTAGCCTTGATTATTCTATCTTCAGATAATTTATGTTTATTCTTTTCAAGTAATTCTTTTAATTCTTTAGCTTTATCTTTATGTTCACCAGTTAAGAATTTAAATTCATCACGTTTATCAACAACATAGGTTAATAACCCTTCCATTACCCCAGTTATATCCAAATTAGGGAATACTTTCCAAGTTAACTGTGTCTTTGGATATAGGGCTGCAAAGTCAAACTTAACAACACCACTACCACCAGCATAACCTACTTTTAATAATCTAGATAAACCACCAGTAAACTCTCTTTTTGGTTGTAATTCTGGAATACCTAAATCATTCTCATAAGACCAAGCACACATGATTAATTTCCATTGACCAGCAGTACCCATCGTTGAACTTCGCATGTATGATGTTGGTAAAATCTTAGCCAATAAGAATGATGCTTGATTATAGATATAATCAACTTGTTCAGTTTCCCAAAGGTCATCTAATAAGTACCTCTGAACGATGTAATCACCTTTAACCTTAGTAAGACCTTCTGGAAGTGAATTAACGTACTCAGAGGTCTCTAATAAACCCCATGAACCATCTTCATCATTAAACCAATAATCTCTTGTATCAGCCCATGTTGAATTAATCTTATCACCAGGAACATAAACACGATTTTTTTTAGCAACCTTAGAGAATTTGGTTATATATTTTAAGGTCCATTGTTTAATGTCTGAATTAATTGCTTGTGCTCTACGAACTGCGTGAGATATATCTAATACGTTATAACCCCACATATAAGTTTGGTCATAATTAATTGTTTCTTGACCAAGTTTTAACTGTGAATCTTTTCTTCGTATCTTTTGTTTTGGATTTAATGTCTTTACGATTTCCTCAAAACTAATTGATAATCTTTCACATCTTCGCTCAATAAAAGGCCAGTCAAAGTTTTCAGAGTTATATGCTGTAATTAAGTCTGGTTTTAATCTATGGATTATTTTGAAAAACTTAGTGATATTTTCTTTTTCAGATTCTCTCCTATCTTTTGGGTTATCACCTTTGGTTTCCAATATCATTTCATAACCTCGGTTATCTCTAATACCAATTTGGAATATCTCATGTCTGCTAGCATCAAGACCAGCAGTCTCCAAGTCAAATTGCAATCTATGCAAACCATTGTAGTCATCCATACCCTTGAACAATCTTTTACCAGTTTGTATTAAAAATTGTTCAGATGGTGATAATACTAAAAATAAACTTTTATAGTTATCACCCCATATATCAATACCACCATCTTTAAAGAATGCAATTAAACTACTATAACCATTTGTGGTTTCAGCAATGAATTTAAATCCATTATCCATCCTTTCTGGTGTAAACCCATCATTACTAGTGATATTTAATGCTTTGATTTTGACATTGTATCTTCGCATAGCTTCACGAATCAAACTATTCTTACCTTGATACATTATATCCCTAACATCTCTTTTAAGCCAAATAAACGGCTTAAATTCATGTCTCTCTATTCTTTTACCAGTTTCTGGGTCATTGATAATTAAATCAACGAAATTATCGCTATATGATGACTCAATACCAATTATATATTTTTGTGGGTCTCTACCCTCCAAAAACTTTTCAATTACATCAAAACTAACCTTGCTCATAAGACATTATTTATGCAAAGATATTAATTAGTTTTTATTAAAACAATCAGATTGGGATATTTTTTTATTAACCGTTTGGAAAACGGTTAAAATTACGGTTTTAAAACCAAAAAAACAACTTTTTTAACTTATTTTTTTATACTACCTTCTAATACGTGGATAAATAATTCTTCTTTTATTGGAACTATAAGTGTGCCATAACCATCTAAAAATTCAATAGTGAATTGACCAACATAAGTTCCAGGTTTTTTAGTTTCTCTTTCTGAGAACTGATATCCTATATAATATTCATCATAACCACATTCAGAATATTTAGGAATACATAAAGCTGGTCTTTTACCAATAACCTTTACACCCGTTTCCAATTCAGCCATTGAGAAATATATATTTGAATTTTGAATCAATTCATATATTTCTTTAGCATCATATCTACCATCTTGAATTACATCAAGTTTCATTACAGGTAGCGTAGAATTTTTATTAATGTAGAAATCCATAGTTTTTAATAATAAATATCTTTAGTTTTTACTTTCTAAGTATTTTTTTATAGATTCCATCACAGTTTCTGGTTTTGTTATATTAACTGGATTATAATTCACAGACATTAAATCTGGATTCGCTGATATTCTAGTTACATTTGTCTTAAATTCATGATGCATTGGTGTCACATCACTAATTATCATTGTATGAGTACCAGAAGCCCAAGACAACCAAGATAAACCAGTACTAACCCCTATAAAAAATTCAGAGTTATATAACACATGAGCTCTATCTAATAAAGTTTTGTCACCAGTTAAGTCAATTACACCATTAAGATTTGTTGGTTCTTTAGATATAACGACAACATCATAACCTAATGATTTAACAAAATCAACAATTATTTGCCAACCATTTTCAAATAACCAACCTTTTTTAGGTGCACTAGCATGTTCGGATAAACAAATATATTTTTTATTATAATTAATTTTAGTTAATTGTTTTTCTAATGGTGGTCTAATTTCTTCTAATGGTAAATACAATATTGATGGTGCAACAAATTGTAATGGTATTTCATTTACAAACACTGGTGAATATCTTGGGTCACCATCATAACTAGCACCAACATAATATTGTGCATAAACATTATCAATATTTGTATTTGGTTGAACAAATAAAATATCTTTGTAAATGTTTTTAAATAAATCATTGTGGAATGTAGAACAAATAACTGTACAGTTATGTTTTTTTCTAAATTCATCAATATATGGTATCCATGCAATATTATCACCTAAAGCATAACCATCTATTTTAATAAAAACAACCTTACCATTCGGATTAAATGTATCCGAAGCAACTAATTCACCATTTAACCTAACTTCTATATACCAATCACTGTACCATTGGTTTAAACCAGGATACAATATTTGATTGGTCTTACATTTAAAACTTTTAATATGATGTAAACCTTTCGGTTTAATTACATAAAATATAACATCATATTCATTGTCACTATAACCACGTATAGTAACACTAGGTGCATTAGCTTCCTTTGGTAAGGTTGTTTTATAGTTAAATTCAAAAGTATCCATTTCATTATATTAATAAAATTATAATGAAAATAAATACTTTTGAAATAATTAATTTGCTGGGTTTAGTCCGTTTAAATCTTCTCTAATAACTGGTTGAGGGATTACTACAGGTTCGTATTTATCAACGTCCAATAAAGCCTCGTGTGTTTTAGTTAATAATGTTGAATTGTCATCAGACTCTGCACCATCAAACTCTACTCTATAGATAAAGTCAGTATCGTCAGAAACTAAAATAACCCACTTATTATTTTCAAATGTTGCTCTAACTACTTTAGTGTTAGAAATTTCTTCAGCTGTTAATTTTGCCATTTTTTCTTTTTTTATTATTTGTTATTATTCTCTAATATAGTTACTTTATCTTTAAGAGTAACTATTTCTTGTTTCAAATCTTCAATTATTTTTTGTTGTTCTTTAATTGATTCAACCAATAATGGCAATATACCATCAGTATGTATACCTTTATAACCATCATTTTCATTAGTGAATAC